GTTTGTAATTGCTACTAGGTCACTTTCTTTCACATATCCTGCTAAGTTTGTTTCGGTTGTTCCAATTTTCTCTGCCTTTCCATTTACAACAATATATTCATCATATATGTTATTTCCTATACCTTCATTTGCTATTAAATAAATTGTATTAGTATCTGTCATTTCTGAAATATCTATTACTATTTCTTTTTGGTTTATTTTTGCTACTGCTGTATTTATTGCTGTATTCATATCTGTTGTTTTTGCATATATTGTTAAATCTGGTTTGTTTGTTAAGTCGTTATAATTTCCTGTAAATGAGCTATCTCCTGCATTGTTTATTTTTGTTACTAACTCATCTGTTAAGTCATTATGAGATAATCCCATTCCTTCCATTTTGTCTACCTTTTTATTAAATTTTTCCTTTAATAATAGCCATAAATGAGCTAGTCCATTATTATCTAATAATTTCTTTTTTTCTTCCATTGCTTTCTCCCTTCTATAATTTTAAAATTTCTTCTATCTCTAAATTACTTAGAACTTCTATATCTCCACCTAGTCCATCTGCGTTTGTATTTACTACTTGTTTTATTTCGTTTATGTCTTCTGCTGTTACTTTTTGTTCTCTTGGGATTGCTTTATTTGTTGTTAATGTTTCTTTGTCTTTAAACTTTATTTTCATGTTATACCCCCTAAAATTATTTGTACCCTGTTACTTTTGTTATTTTAAAACTATTTCCGCTACTACTATTCCATGTAATTTTGTTTCCACTATCTGGTCTTGAATCTGTTTCATATTCTTTTGTTATTGAATATACAGTTACTAAATATCTTGCAGTTTTTATTACCTGTAAAATTGATGAATGTGCTATAACTTCACTTAAAGTAAAACTCTCCCCATTAGCTATAGGAATCTTTTTACTATTACTTATTATATAATCTCCTAAAGCTACTTTGTAATCTATCTTTATTTCTTTGTATTTTGTAATTGAATTATTTAATGAAACATGATCATTTACTCCTTCTGAACTTTCAAACAATACTGTTCCATTTATTGCTTCTTCTATGTTATTTTCCATTTGTATCAAATTTTCTGCTGATAATGGTGTTTCTTTACTCGGTAAATTTTTCCACCCTATTCTGTCCACTTCTATCACTCCTTTTCATATTTAATTTCTAATTTTAATTTTCCTGTGTTGTCTGTTAGCTGACTCTGAAAATAAAAAAGATGTGTATCTTCTACTATCTTTTTTTCGCCTTCCCATCTTTCTCTCCATAATTTGAATTTATATATAATCCATTTATCAGTTGAATCTCTTAGAAATAAAGATGATGATGGCAACAATAAAGAAGAAGGATACAAACCTTCTCCCTTATTTTCTATTTCTATTTTTTTTAAATTTTCATCTGGTCTTCCAGGAATAGTATCAGGACTTGGAAATAGGTTATTACTTGGATATGTTGCATTGTCTTTTGCACTTTCAATTGTTACAATGCCTGTTCCTGTTTTTCTAAAATCAAGCTCCTTAACTGGTATTTCATTTGTCATAACATTATATAATGTTCCTGTACCAATACTATACAGCTCTGAACGAATAATATTATATTCCATTCCTTGCATTTCTAAAATTCCTCTTGCTGTTAAATGGACTGGGAATTTCACTTTATTAAATGCAGAATAAAATTTTAAATCTGTAGTAATTTTATCTGTCCTTGAAATTATAATTTGTTGGTTTTTTTGGAATGTTAAATTATATTTACTAACATCTAAATAAGCATAAATTTCAAAATCTCCTTTATCGTTCCAATTTCCAAATCCTAAGCCTGTTATGTTTTGACCTGCATAATTTGCTAATACATTGTCGTCTATATCTTCTTTATTATATATATATTTATTAATTACCATATTTTCAAGAAAGATTTCACTTGTATTTGCTAAATTTGCCTTTAATAACACATCATAAGACATTTGAGTTGAATTTTCGTCTATGTTTTGGGTATCTGTAAATTTTACTGCACAATATTGGAGAGATTTATTTTTAAAAGAAATAAAACTTTCTGCATAAAGGTCTATGTAATTATTTAATATTAAATTTGTGAATGTATTTTCTTTGTTTCCTATTTTTATTGTTATATTCTCATTTTTTATTTTCATTATGCTTCCTCCACATCTAAATAAATATTATGCTTTTCATTTATGCTTTCTTCTTCTACATATTCTACTACATATTCTGTTTCAATTTGAGATGCTTTTTCTTCTATATCTATTGAATTTCTAAATAGATCTATATAGTTTTCTTGCAAGTTTGTATTTCTTAAAATTATATTATATTCTGTTTGGTTATTTCCTTCTGTATTTTCCTTTACCTCTGTAACAATAAAATTTCCTTGTGTTAAGCATTCAGGAAGGTTTATTTCAACTCTATCCCCTATATGAAAATCATTATCTTCATCTGTTACTAAATTTACTTCGTTTGTACTTCTATCATTGTTGGTAAAACAGTTTCGTACATACTCTATTAATTCTTCTAGTGTAAACCAACCTTCTTCCGCATCAATGGTTTTTTCAATTTGCCCTGTTGGTGTTATTTTACCTTTAAATTTGTTTATCTCGTACCAATTAATTAATTTCATACTAGCATATTTTAAACATGTTTGGCTTTCAAGCCATTTGACCACAATTGGGTTTTCTCCTTTGTATGTTATTCCTGTAGCTAAATTGTTAAACATGCTATCCATTGTAAGAGTAAACATTTTTTCTTCTTTGTCATCTTTTCCTATATCTTTAAATGTAATGCCGTGATTTTAAATCTGTTGATACATTAAATTTTGATGTTATAGTTGCTGTTTTATCGTTATCGTATCCTATACATAAGTTTGTTACTGTAACTCCTGCATTTTGCTTTATTAAATTCTTTTCTATTCTTTCAGCTGTATTTAAACTTATATCAATTGGATTTTCAAAATCTAGTCTGTCTCCTTTTTTTAGTGTTACTCCACCATCAATTATTTCATGTTTTTTGTAAAAAACTCTTGCATTTTTTACATTTATTATATTAGCATAATCTACATTTTCTACTGTGGGCGATAAACTAATAAATCCTTTTATTTGTTCTTTGTAATTATTTATATTAATGTTCTTTTTTATTGGTTTATTAAACTGATATTCTATTGAATTTATTGTAATGTTTTTGTTTTTGTCAATATTCCAATATAAACTATATTTTTTAGATAAATAGTTTAATACTTCTTCTACTGTTCTACTTATTAAAGTTACAGTAATTATCTTGTCTGTAAAATTTTGTTCTTTTAAAATAAAACCATCTTGAAAAAGTGGATTTAACGTTCTATTTATTACATTTGTTAAGGTATCTGTTGTAACGATTGTTACTATTCTCTTTGTTGTCATTTGCCTTGGACTAAATAAACTTATTGATAGCTCTCTGTCTATATCTACAAGCCTTAATTCTGGTAAACTATAGCCAGAAACAAAACCAGTAAATTTTAAATTATCTTGTTTATCAATTATTTTTACCTCTTGTTGTATAAAGGGAAGGTTAGTTATATTTTTTTGTGTAAAATCTACTGTTATTTCTGAAAAAGTTACTTCCCTACTTGAACTGTTTAATTCCATTCTATTCAATAATGGATATTTGTTATTGTCCCATTTCGCATACCACATTAATATACACCTGCCATTCTTAATGTTTTTGAAACATTAGGAGCTAATATTTTTCCTGCTTTTTGCCCATCTATATCTACACTACCATCTATATTGAAGTTTGCTTGTATTACATTTAACATGCTGTTGTTTGATTTCACACTTGCTGTTGCACTTATTGAACCTGTTTCTAATGCTACTGCTTTGGTCATTTCTTGCATGATTTCGTTGTTCATATTATCAATTGCTTGTACTGCTTTGTCTGTATCCGCTTCAATTCCTACTGCTACACCTTGTGGAATGAATTTTCCGATTTCATCTCTGAAAAGTGTTGATGGAGAATGTATTCCAAAAAAAGATTTCATTCCATTTAAAATATTTCCGCACCATTCTTTAACTTTATCTAAAAGCCATTGTTTTGCATTCTTAATTCCATTCCAAATTCCTTTGACTACATTTTTCCCTATTTCCAACATTTTTGATGGTAATTTCATTAGTGTATTCCATATTGTTGAAACAATTTCTCCTGCTTTACCTCCTAATGCCCCAAGTAATGAACCTATTCCTCTAATTAAAGAAGAAATTATTTTGCCTCCTGCCTCTACTATTTTTGGAAAGTTTTGAATTAATATTCGCACTATAGTTGATATAATTTGAGGTAACATTTCAATTAATTGAGGGATTGCTCCTACTATACCATTAATCAACGCTACCAACAATGTAATACCTGCATCTATAATCATTGGCAAATTTTCATTAATAAAAGTTATAATTGTTTCTATAATTTGAGGTAGCTTTTCAACTAATTGGGGAATACATCCAATTAAACCATCTATCAATGCTATTAATATTTGGATTCCTGCATCTATTATAAGTGGTAAAGCTTCTGCTATAACTCCACATATAGTTGAAATAATAATTGGTAGCATTTCAATTAATTGGGGGATTGCATTAACTATTCCCTGAATTAAACCTACCAATAGTTGAAGTCCTGCATTTATTATAAGTGGTAAGTTTTCTATTAAAGCATTGAATATAATTAACATTAATTGTATTATCATTGGGATTAATGTTGGTAATTGCTGAGATATTCCAGTTATTAAAGAGTTTATTACTTGTACTCCTCCTGTTACAATTACTGGTAAATTCGCTATTAAAACATTTAATAATGTTTGTAATAATTGGCTACCTTGTTCCACCAGTTTAGGAATTTCTGAAACAATTCCATTTACTAGATTAGTTATTATTGTTGGTCCTTGCTCTATAGCTATAGTTGCTATTTCATTTATTTGTTCTCCAAAATTTTCTTGCAAAAATCCTAATGCAATTAAGGCAATTCCAACTAATGCTGTAAAGCCTAACCCTTTTGTTAATATCCCAGATAAAAAAACAGCTTTTTCTGATATTTTACCAAAAACTTTTCCTACAGTATCACCAAAACCAATTATGTTTCCAGCATCAAAAACAGCAAATCCTGTTGCTATTCCTGCTAATACTGGAATAATTTGTTCCAAGCTCCCTACTAAATTAGGAATTTCTCCAGCAACCATTTTTAAAGCTTTTTCACAAATAGAACCAATATTTTCTATTACTTGGCTTATTCCACCAAGTCCTAAATTTTGCAAAACCTTATCTATTTCTTTTATTATTTCAGCAACACCTCTCGATATTGCTGTTTGTGCATTAGTTATAGCTGTTTGTATTCCTCCTGTTGCACTTTTAGCTTGTTCTTCAAAACTTGCAAACCCCTCTGTTCCTTCTTTATTTAATTTTACAATTTGTTGCATAAAATCTTCCATTGAAATTTTTCCACTTTGTAATGCATTATAAAAATCTCCTCCTACTGCTGTTGAAGTATACCCCATAGAAGTTGCTACTTGTTGTAATTGTGCTGGCATTGCATTTAATACTGACTTCCAAGCCTCAGCATCTACTGTTCCAACTGCATACATTTGAGATAATTGTTCTAGTGCATTTGCTTGTAAGTCTGCACTTGCTCCACCTGCTAACAATGCATTATTAAGTGCAAGGAAATAGTCTGTTGATTTATTTACATCATTATTTACTGATGTAAATCTTTGAACAGCCAAAGAAGCATCATCAAGTTTTGTTGGTATTCCTTTTAATCCTTCACTTAATTTATTTATTGCCTTCGTACTATCTTCACTTGATATTCCAAGATTGCTCATGACTTTTGGAAAATTATTTAAAGTATCTATCCTTGAAATAGCACTATCCATACTATTTGTTATTGTACTAAAAGCTTTACCAATTATTTCTGTTATCCCTAACGCTGTTACTATATTTTTTATTTTTGTTCCACCATTGCTAACTGAATTTATTAAAGAATTTAATCCTTTTTCAAAACCTTTTTTGTCTATTTTTGTTTCATATGTTAATTTTCCTGCTATTGCCATTTTATTTTCCTTTCTAGCAGACAAGTTGACATGATATTTTTTGACATAAAAAAACATCCCATTGGGATGTTTTTTATTTTGCTATTTTTACATCATGTATATCCTTAATTTGTATTTGACCTTCTAGTATTTTAACTCTCTTTTTTGCTTTTTGCATTGATTTTTTTCTTCCATCAATCTGTTTCTTTAAAGAACCTGTAATATCTTTTACATAGTATACCTTTTCTGTAGTACTTATATTAACATACAATGTATCTTTTCCTTCTTTAACTGCAAAACAATCTCTTACATGATTATCATCTTTAAATGATGATATAATTCTATTAGCCTTTGACTTATAATGTGCTTCTATCAATTTATTTACATTTGGTTTATCATCATATATTTTAAGTAGACCTACTATGTGTTCTTGACTTATTTCTCCTTTATTGTGGATTTCATTATATATAGTTTCTTTTACTTTTCTATCCATTTTACTTCACTCTCCTTATATTTTTATAGCTTTGCATCATTCTTTTAATTTCTTTTAAATTATAAATAGCTTGTTCAATATTTCTTTCTTCTTCCACTAATTCTTCTTGTGACATGTTTTCCACCCAATATCCCACATTTTCTTCTGTTATTTCTATTGCAATAGGCTTATATACAGCATCATTTATTTTACAATAAATCTTATGTGATTTATCTAATTCTCTACATTCTTGATTGAAATGTTCATCTATTAATTTCTCCGCTTCTTCTTGCTTATTTTCTTTTGGAAGTTTCTTAACTTTTTTTGTAATTTCATACCCTTTATTAATACTTATAAGATTATTTTCTACTGCTTTTTGTACTGGTTCTGGTGCATGTTTCTGTACTTGTATAACCTTATTCATTGTATCTCTACCAGTACCTGCTATACTTGCTAATTCTTTTATAGTATCTACTTTTTCAGCTTTATCTAATTTCATACAAAGCTGTGGTTTTACTCCCCCTGTTGATGTTCTTTGATTTTCTTTTGCCTTTTTTTCATAATATGGTTTGAATACTTTTGCAATTTTAAATAATGCTCCATCGTCAATATTTCTTCTTGCTTTTTGTGTTGTCCAAGCCCATATCATTGCATCTTGTTTATTTTCAAATTGCATTTGTTTTATTTTAAATTCTATATTATTTGCTTTACATATTCTGTATCTATGGTGTCCATCAACTATATATCCATTCCATATTATTATTGGATTTATACAACCATTATTTTTAATATCTTCTTCCAATAATTTGTATTTTTCTTCTTCTAGCTTTGGTAATAAGTTCTCTAATTCTATATCTACTTTTAATGTTTGTAAGTCGTTCATTACACATTTCCCCCCATTTAATATTTTTATATTCCTACTATAAACCACAAACAGCATAATGTCAATACATTTAAAAAATTATTTGTATT